ATGCTTGACCTTGGCATTCTGCGCCTTGCAAGCCGCATCAGCGAGCTGAAGAAGGCGGGTGTCCCCATCCGGCGGGACTGGGCGAAGGTCACAAACCGCCACGGGGAAACGTGCAACGTACTGCGCTACAGCCTCGATGGCAGCCTTGACGTCATCCCCGATAAGCCCGGCGGCGAAGAATAAGGGGGCAGCACCATGCCGATTGTCAACTATGTGCGGGAACATATGCGGTTCATCGAATACGCGTCTGATGAAGGACTTTCGTCCGGAGAACGCCTTGTGTGGTATGCGCTGATGCACATCATCAACGGACGCGCACAAGGGAGCATCTGGCCGGAGGGGTTCATCCGCATTGCGAATGACCGGCTTCTCGCGCTCTGCCCCATGCAGCTGGGCGCCGTCATCATGGCGCGGAACAGCCTCAAGCAGCGCGGCTTAATTGACTTCATCCCCGGCAGCAGGAACAAACGCGCCCCCGCCTACAAAATCAATTTCTTCTCCCCCGAATTTCCGCCCGATTCCCCCGGCAAAGCGGGGAAAATGCAAAGTTACTGCGAAAATCGAAGTAACTACAATAATAACATGGGGAGTAACTACGATAATAACATAGGGGGTAACAACGGTAACATAGTACCAAACTATACGGAAAGAGAATACCAAACAGGGAAAACGGGTTACCCAGAAGAAGAGAATGAGGAATACACCGAAGCGGAACGCGCGTGTACGGGCGGGCGCGCGCGCGATAAGCAAATCGCCGCCATCTGGCGGTCTGATTTCGGTGCGCTGCCCACCCCGGCGCAGGTGCAGCGGCTCTCCACCGCGGCGGATGTGCTGCAAATGCCGCTGACAGTGCTGCGTGAAGCCGTCCGGTGCGCCGCCGCGACGGGCGCGAAGTCCCCGATGGCATATGTGCTGACGCTCCTGCAGGACTGGCACTATGCGGGCGTTCGGACGGCGGATGAGGTGGGCGAATATGCCTATCTGCGCGACGTGGTGGAGGGCAGGCAGCCCGGCAACCGCGAAAAAGCACAGCAGGCGCTGGCACAGATGCGCCTCCGCCATCAGCAGATGCCGGATGGCAGCGAGGAAGGGGCGGACGGCTGATGCAAGCAAACGACATGACAACGGAGCAGCTGATTCGCTACTTCCGGTGCATGGGCAGTGCAAACGCGGTCTGCCGCGAGCATCAGCGCTGCCAGGACTGCCCGTATTACGTTCCGCAGAGCTACAACGTGCGCTTCCGCGATGCGGCGATGGAAATCGCCAATCGGCTGGAAGCAGCACTGAACCGTGGAGGACAAGCAACATGAGCAACCAATCCCCCTGCACCGACCCGCTCTACCCCTGCACGGCGCTGACGCTGGCAGAAAAGAACTACGCGCTGGAGCAGCTGACGTGGCTTCGCAAGCATATGCTGGCGGTGAATTTCTGCGAATACGAGGCGGTGGACGCGGCAATCCGCGCCTTGCGCAAGGCAGCGACGGTGGATGACTGCCGGGTGCGCCGCATCCCTGTGTACGGCATGGGGCAAGCGAGGGTCGCGGCGTATTCCCAGCGTGGCGACGACTATCTGCTCGAAGCCCAGCGCGTGGCAGAAGAGAATCCGCCGGAGACGGTGGAGGATGCCGAAAACCCGCCGAAAAAGCGAAATGGCGGCTGGCGGTGCTGACAGGCGATTCGGGA